CTGAGTATATGGAAAAAGCTTTTATGAAAAGCATTTCTAGATTAACGAAAGGTAAACTATGACCTTTCTACTTTCAGAAGATAAAGCCCTTAGAGAATTACTACAAGGCATTATTGTAAATGATCAAAAAGCCGATGGCGATGCAACTCCTCGTCAAGTAGGTGTTTGGTTTGGGCAGCCTGACCAGGAAATTCGTACTCAGGCTTACCCTTATATTACTATCGACATGATTGACGTTGTAAGAGAAACGGATCGTGAACAACGAGGGTTGTCCTCTCCTGACTATCTAATACCTGTTGGATTTGATGAAACTACTATGAGCTATGTAATTCCAAAGCCTATTCCAATAAGTATTGATTACCAGATAACTACTTATGCTCGTCATCCTCGTCATGACAGAGAACTTATGACTCAACTTTTGTTTAGTAAATTACCACTTAGATTTGGCTGGCTAGAAATCACAGAGAAGACAGAAACTGTTGGGGATGTAACTACCAACACTAATACTCTGAGACGTCTAGACGTCATTAACGTTTCTAAAAGAGACGTAACAGAACAGGCAAAACGCTTGTTTGTAAATGCAATAACTGTGCGTGTTTCAAGTGAAATCGCTCAGGAAACCGCTTCCACACTGTATAAAGTTAACTCAGGAGTTAACGTCTATGGTCCTACCACAACTACTGGTAGATCTGATAATCCTGATTACCTGTCATTTGGCTCGATTACCATTACGCCCCCAAACAATATCACAAATAACAATTAATCTATAGGAGATAATTATGGCGTTTTCACGTCCTGGCGTTTACGTAAGTGAGCGCGATCTACCAACACCAGTAACCAGTGTTGGAACCGCAAATGCTGCGGGTGCATGTATTGGCTACTTTTCAAAGGGTCCAGAGCTTATTACTAGAGTTGCATCATACTATGAGTTTGCTAGTACTTTTGGAGATCTTAATCCTCTTTATCCAGCTACTTATGGTGTAAGTCAGTTTTTCCAAAATGGTGGAGGCGAACTCTATGTTCGTCGTGTAACTAATGGTGCTGCGCTTTCATCAGCAAATGTTACTTCACGGTCAGAGTTGGCGGCTAACATTACAGGTCTTACTGGTACTGCAGCTTCAGGAGCTACTGCTCTAACACTAAGTGCAGAGAACAAACAAATTACTGTAGGTATGAAAGTGTCTGGAACAGGCATCGATTCAACTGGTGATGGAACGTTTGTTGCTGCATACTCTGGTACTGGAACAGCAGTTACTTTATCTAAGGTAACCTCTGGAGTAGTAACTGCTGGAACAGCACTTACTTTTGCTGCTGGTAACACTACTAAGTTTGTTTCAAAGTACAAGGGTACTGACGCAAACTTACTTCGTGTTCAGCTTACTCCTACTATAACAACTTCTTTAACAACAGCAACTAACGTTTCTTATGCTGCAGGTGTTGTAACTGTTACTGTAGCAAATAACCTTACAGTAGGTCAATTAGTCACTATTACTGGTGCTGCTGGATTCACTAGCGTTGTAGAATTCCCTATTGCTACATCTTCTGCTACTGGATTTACCATTAACACTTTACTTACTGGTTCTCCTGCTGCTGTAACTACTGGCATTACACTTAATGTTTACAGTGATTACTGGACAGTAATTGTTGCTAAAGAAACTGTTAACAATGAATCTCCTGACACATTTAGTAATGACTTGGTACTTGAAACTTACAATAACGTTGTATTTAACAACAAGCAGTCTAGCGATTATATTGGAACAATTCTTGCGTTGCGTTCAGAGTACATTAAAGTAGATGAGTCTACCATTACTGCTGGAACAGCCCTTCGTCCGGCATATACTAATCCTCTTATTTTTACAAGCGGTACAGATGGTTCTGCTCCTGCAGCTGCTGATTACACAGGTGCAAGTAATGCTGTTCTAAAAGAGTTTGATGTACTAGAGCGTCCTCTAGTTGTGTTTGCTCCAGAACTTGGTAACCAGATCACCTCTTCATTTACTGAAGCTAACGTACAAACAGTGCAGAATGCAATGACTAGCTGGGCTGCAGATAATGGTAAAGCGTTTGTTGTTCTTGATACTCAATCAGGAAAGACACCTGCAACTGTTATTACGTACAGTAATGCCCTAACTGCCTCTAGTAATGCGGGAATGTACTACCCTAACTTCTATGTAACAGACTCAAAGGCTCAGAGTGCAAACGCTCTTCGTTTGGTAGGTCCTGCAAGTGCTGTTGCTGGGTTAATGCTAGCTACAGATCGTGCTTTTGGTCCGCACAAATCTACTGCTGGTATTAGTGCTAAACTTGCTGGTGCTATTGCTCTTGAGTACGCGTTTACTTCAACAGAACTAGATAACTTGAATACCGCGACTAACCCAGTAAATGCAATTCGTAACCTTCCAGGTGCGGGTATTGTTGTAATGGGGGGTCGTACTCTTAAGGCAAGCAGCTCAATTACTAAGTATATTAGCACCCGTCGTTCATTGTTTTACATTAAGCGTCAGATGGAAGTTCTTACTCAGTTTGCGTTATTTGAAAACAATAGCGAAGTTCTATGGTCACGTATTCGTACTTCCCTTACTGCATTCTTAAATGAATATCGTAACCAAGGCGGTCTTCGTGGTGCATCTGTAGAACAATCTTTCTACATTAAAGTTGATGCAGAAAATAACGACGCTACTAGCATTGCTGCGGGTATCGTTAACGTCGAAGTTGGTGTGGCTTTAGAACGCCCTGCTGAATTCGTTGTAATCACCCTCAGTCAAATGACTACTATTTAATCTAAGGAGTTAAATTGCCAACAATTATTAACAACCGTTCTACATTAGAAACAGATCCAATCAGAAACTTTAGGTTTTTGGTTACATTTAAACCTTTAGTTACAGGTGATGCTACTTGGTTGCCAGGAGGCACACCAAAAGTAACTGTAGGATTTACTTCAGTATCAGGTCTGTCCGTAACCACTGACAGCATTCCTTACCGTGAAGGTGGGTACAATACTACTGTTCACCAGATTCCAGGTCAGAGTTCTTTTAGCCCGCTAACGCTACAGCGTGGTGTGGTTCTAGGAACTAAGCAACACTGGGATTGGATGAGGCAGCTATTTGCTACTGTTCAAGGTGGATCAGGAAAGTCAGGTCAAGCAACTAATTTCCGTTGTGACATTGAAATTGCTGTACTATCACACCCTATTGCAGGTTCTGGTGGCGGTAACTCAACATCTACTACTGGTAGCAGTACTAGCTATGATGACCACGTTGCTATGAGATTCCAAGTGTACAACGCTTGGCCAACCTCAGTTGCTTACTCAGATCTAAATGCTGGTGACAACGCTATTCTTGTAGAACAGATTAGCCTTGTACATGAAGGTTTTGATGTCAACTGGGCAACAGATCTAAAAACTAAAGCCCCTGTTTTTGACGCAAAATAATTAACAATAACCCATAAACAATAAAAGGAATATGAATCGTGACTGAATTAAACACAATTAATGCAGGAAATAATCCTGATCTTGCTAACTCTCTTGTTGACAAGGCATTAGCTGAACCTGAAAAAACTATAGAACCGGCAAAAGTAGTTCCGCCTTTTAATAATGTTGTAGTTCTTCCATCTGGTTATATTGGATCAGATGGAAAACTACATACATTAGTTGAAGTGCGAGAGTTAAATGGAATAGACGAAGAAGCGCTTTCTAAACTAGACACTCTGATTAAGATGTGGTCTGGGGTATTAAGTCGTGGAGTTGTAAAAATTGGAGATGAAGCTGTTACTGAGCAGATGTTAGATAACCTACTCATTGGTGATAGAGAAGCAATTGTTTTAGGTGTTTACAAAGCTACTTTTGGTAGTACAGCAAATTTAGACGCTTATTGTAAAGGGTGTAAAGAGTTTAAAACTGTTCTTTATGATCTAGATCAAGATTTAAAAACTAAAGTTCTTGTAGATCCCCGTGCTGATCGTACATTTGAGGTGTATGGTCGTAAAAACAAATACCTTATAACTTTGCCTACAGGGTCTGCACAAAAAGAAATGGGAGCAGATCCTAATAGAACTGATGCAGAATTAAAAACACTTCTTTTAGAAAGCTGTGTTTTAGAAATAAATGATCAACCAGTAGTTAGTAAACTCCAAGTAAAAGCTATGGGGATTGCTGATAGAACTACTGTAGTTGATGAAATTGCTAAGCGTACTCCTGGACCACAACTTGATAACTTTGAAATCGACTGCCCTAACTGCGGTGGGAAGGTGGTAGTTCCGATTACTCTCGGAGCTATCTTTCGACTTTAAAAAAGTATTTAATTATTTAGCGTTAATGAACCAATGGAAAACATTGGTGGATGCATTCCAAGGATGGTCTTTAAGTGAAGTTAAGTCCTTATCTCCTAGAGAAAGATTTAACTGGCTTGAAATTGGAAGAGAATACGGAAAGGTAGTGAAGAATGTCAACTAATGCACCAGACTTAGGAAGTGGTTTAAAGACCGCGCTTAGTTCTACTGATAAGTTGCTTTCAAACTTTAAACAACTAGATAAACTAGTTGGATCATTAAGTAAGAAGTTTAACTCTTTAGGGTCGTCAACTTCTGGTAGTGGTAATACCGGGGCTGCCAGTGGGTTTAACATTGGTGGCGGAAACGGCACTGCTGCTTTCAGTGGATTAGCTGAGTCTGCAAGTCAGAATTTTGGGCAAAAAATGCCTATCTTTGGTGAAATAATGAGAAAAGTTGGCGTAGGCATTAAAGTAGCCGGCTCTATTAGTAATATGATGCCAGATGTTAATGCCACTATGACCCGTATGTCTCAAGGCTATAACGCGGCAGTCATGAATGGCTTTAGCGGAGCTAATAATGAAACTCGTGCTGGTCTACAGCGTGGAACTCTTGCCATGATGGGTAATGGATTAACGTCTGCTGGCTCAGATATGCAAGTTGCAAATATTATGGCTGCAAGTGGTATCTCTTATAACGCAGATCCTAACAGTACTTATGCAACAAATGTTCGTACAACAGCTAATGTTTCAAAGTATTTAAATATTGATAATGCTACTGCAGCACAATCAATGGCAAATCTTACAAGTGGCGCAACCTCTTCTAATTTAATGCGCAACTTTGGTATTTCTACTTATAACGCAAGAACAGGCAAAGAACGTTCATTTGGAGAAATTGCTGGTGAATTTGAAAGGATGATTTCCAAAGGAGGCAAGTTTACTGCTGAACAAGTCATGTCCTCATATCATCAAGGTGGTTTAGGAGTAAGCTTGGCTGGCTCAGGGTTGGATGATACTCAGCAACAAATGATTTTGCAAGATTTAATGAGTAAGGCTAACACTGGTAAAGGCATTGATTTTAGTAATACAGAAGAAATGGATAGGTTAGCTAAAGATAACCCTATGCTTTCACAGTATAAACTTGCTGCTTCTGATACTAAACAAATGCAAAAAGGCGAAGGCGCATATAAAACAGGTATTGATGCGGCAGTAGGTGGACTTACAGCTCTTAATGATATTGCTGGAGATCTTGCTGCTACATTTGGCTCTTTAAAATCAGGAATAGATACTTTCACTGGACACCGTGCTGGTGCTGGAGCAATAGATGCATTTAGTAACTTCCTTGGTTTTTTCGGTGGTGGTAGCCAAACTATGGGTACTGCTTTTGCATCAGGTGGCATGTCTGGTATGGGAGGTTTAAGCGGTAATTACACAAGCAGCTCAAGAGGTGGTGGCGACACTTCTACTGTTGCTGCTGGCGATACCGGCGGCGGCGGCGGGGGCGGTGGGGCTGTGACAACATCAGGTGGAAGTTCTGCTACAAATGGAAAAAAACAAATTTCTAATAAAAAATTTACTTGTATAAAACCAGTTAAAGGTGGACGAGTAATTGCAGAATACGGTATTAAAGGTGAGCGTTGGAATGGCGGTATTCACAAAGCTTTGGACTGGGATGTTAAAGAAGGCACTCAAGTAGTTGCAGCTCATGATGGTATAGTCCACACTTTTCCTAACCATTCAGGTTCTGAAGTAGGTAACTACATTAGGTTATGGTATACAGGAAATGGTCAAGATAGAACTTTTTCTACGGGGTATGCCCATTTAAGTTCCTTTGATGTTGCTGATGGAACAAGTGTAAAGCAAGGTGACCCTATTGGCAAGAGTGGTAGAACTGGAACTAACTGTGATGGTCCACACCTTCACTTTGAAGTTTGGCGCAATGGTCAACGTGTAAATCCTCATGATTATATAAATGGAGAAGCTTCAGGAAACACTACTTCTTCATCAAATGATTCTGGTAGAAGCACAGGAGGAGATGCTGGATCAGATAGCTCAGTTCAACCTAGACCTATTGCTCTAACTGCTTCAAATGCAGTTAGTTCTTCAAATGGAGTTGTTTCAGGCAGTACAGGTGCTAATTACTATAGTTCAGGAGGTACTGGTGGCGGTGGAACATCTTCTAGTATTGGTGTAGACTCTCTTTCAGGAGGAGCATACGCTTCTAGTCGTTCCGCAACAAACTATTTAACTGTGGGTGGTTCATCTGGTCAATCTCATCCTTTATTAGGTGGGACACAAACTGGGTCATCAAAACCAAATGTAGTAATAAACTTAACTATTGGAAAAGCAACAGATGCTGAGGCTAAGTTTTTTGCAGGAAAAGTTAAGGCATATCTTGAAGAAGAAACGCTACTTTCAAATATGGGTAGGATATAATGGTTGACAACAGCGTAATTACCGCCGAAGATGTATTTGAAGCTCAAGAAAATGTAATTCAATTAGAAGCTGAGATTGCTACTCTAGTTGCAGGAAATAAAAAAGATGCTGCGGTACTAACAAAATATAAATCTCTTTTTAGCCTCTATACTGATGCAAGATGGGATCTTGTTTTAATAGATTGGAAAACCAACATAGCAAGTAGAAATCAAAATACTGTAGCTCATCCTGTAAGAAAAGACTTTGTTAAAACTTCAAAAGAGTTTAAAGATTATTGTGGATTTGTAAACAGTAACATAGGGCAAACACCCGTATCTGTATATATACAAAAATGGTTACCAAAATATGGGCAGGGATTAAATCCTGCAAATTCACAAACTATGGGGACATCTCCATATAATAGAGCAACTGGGGATAAAGTAAACTTTCCTATAACAGATTTAAGAGAGCCTGGTTTTGAACTAAGTTGGCTGGCTCAGCAAAGAATTCTCAATAGAAATAAAACATTATCAACTAAAAGAAACCTGCTGGCACAAAACAATGCTATTATTAATGATCCAAAAGCGCCAAAGATTAATCTTGTTCAAGACTCTGATGGAACACTGAACACAAATCCAGTTGCTAATTTTAAATATAATGTAGGAAGTGTTAAAGAATCTTACTTATCAACTAAGTCAAGCTTTTTAAAAGAATTAACTGCTTATAGTAACAGTAATGCACCTAGTGCAGTAACTAATGCTTCTCAATTATGGATAAATGGAACTTCAAATAAAGGCATGATTCAACCTTGGTTAGAAAAAACGTACCAAGAAGCAATTGCTGCGAAGGGGGATTCAGGAGATCTTCCAGGTGGCAATATATCGCTTACACAGCTTATGAATAATGTTTACGCTTTTCAATTTTTATACAATCCAGCGTCTATAGATATGGTTTATCAAGGTCAACTTGGAGCAAGCATAGATTATCTAGCAAGCGGTAATGACCCGTTTAATGCGCTAGGTGGGCAGAATGTTAACTCTACTATAAGTTTTAACATTCTTATTAATAGAATGCATGATTTTAAATATTATGATAAGGATACTGGTAAAATTGCTAAAGAATATAAAAATTCAAATCTGTATGTTCCAAGACAACCTGAAGAAGATGAACAACTAGAAATATACAGAAAAGGAACAATGTATGATTTAGAGTTTTTATTTAGGGCTGTTTTAAAGCACGGATTCCCATCTTATTTTCATGAAAGAAACTCAAGTGATGGTATAACTTCAGACGTAGGATTTATTATGAGCGGTCCAGTAGAACTTCATTTAGGAACTAGTTTAAGGTATATGGGAACTGTTAATCAGATTAACGTTTCTCATGTACTATTTGATGAAAGAATGGTTCCTATATTTACAAATGTTTCATTTGCCTTTGGAAGGTACATTGATTCAGCTAAACTTACCATGGATGGTGAAGTAAATCCTAGTGGGCGTTAATATAAAAAGGAAAAGTAGTAAATGATTTATACAGATAGTAGATATGCAACTGGTCTTATTTCTTACGGAAATGATTCTAGATTAAACCAGTCTAACATTTCTGTTTATAGGAAGTTTCCTTCTGCAAGTCACTCCTTCTTTGCGTATGTATGGACTGATTATGACCGTGCTGATCTAGTTGCTTATAAACTTCTTGGGTCTTCTACCCTATGGTGGAAAATTATGGATATAAATCCTGAAATTCTAAATCCACAAAGCATTGCTCCTGGAACAACAATTAGGGTGCCTAATGCGTAGCCCTACTCCTTTAAAGCTTAACAAAAGCGCACGTTATCATGTTGAGTTCCCTACTATTCCTTCTATAAAAAAAATTCCAAAAGATGTTAAATTAATACAAAAACAAAACAATCATGATATTTTAATTCTTAAATTTTTTAGTTCAAATTCTTTTTGGTTTGAAAATTTAAAAACAGGTGTTCCTGTAAAATTTTCTTATTCTCAAGGTCACCTATCAAAAGTTTGGTATGGGTATGTTTCGTTTGTTTCTAACGTACCTACTACGCCAAAAATAAGACCTATAGAAGTTTACTGCATAGGAAGTTCTTTTGTACTAAAAGAAGGAACAGTAAGAATTTTTACAAATGTAACTATTACAGATGTAGTGTCTCAGTTGGCTAAGGAATTTGGGCTGAACTTTATTGGTGAATCGCACTCACGAAAATTTGATCAGTTAATAATAGCCGGGCATTCTTATTGGGAATGGATAAACGAACATGCCAATAAAATTGGGTATGGGGTATACGTAGAAGGTACTAACTTAATTTTTAGACCTATAGATAGTTTAATAAACCAGCTAGTTTCAGAAGCTCCTATTTTAAATTGGTCAAACCCAACTATTTCAGGGTTTACAGATGATCCAAGTAAAACATTAGATTATTTTAAAGTACTAAATGGTGAACTTATTGAGGGATCTACAAACTACCGATCTATTAAACACATGGGTGGGGTAGACCCTATAACAGGGTCTACTACAGGCTTTGATAGTAACCCTAAAGATCTAGGTGAAAAATTACGGTCTAATGTTAGCGATGTTTATTTTTCAGAATTTAGAAGTGATCAGGTAGTTCATAATGATTTAGATTCTAAAACGGCAGCTGAGGGAGCGGCTCACTTAGCAAGGTTTAACCTACCTGCACATGCAACTGCAAAAGGTGATCCAAGGCTTAAACCTTATAGTATTGTATACATTGAAAATACAGGCAAATTAACAGATGGGTATTGGGTTGTAAAAGAAGTAACCCATGAGTTTAGTCTTACTGGATTTTACAAAGTAAAGCTAAGTCTTTTAACAGACGGTACTGGGACCAATCAAGAGTACTCTTTTAGACAGGCAAAACCTACAGTTACTGGTATTGTTAATTCAGGTCATGTTTTAGAGATTGATGCGCAAATATTACAAACAGAGACTACTAAATTACAACAGTCGGAACTTATTATAAGCGAAGCTAACCAGGGATTTAATAGAACCCCTGCTAGGTGGACGACTACACTTGGAGGAAATTAACATGATTTTACCAGCTACTTTTACTGAAACTAGCTTATCTTTTCCATTTAAAGTTTCTGCAAATGGAACAATAGCCACTACTGTTGACCACAAAAATATTTGGGCAAATAAAGTGCGCTCAGTGCTTAGTACTTCTTTTCAAGAAAGAGTCATGTTTCCACAATTTGGTAATGAATTAACTGAGGTTTTTTGGAATACTGAGACATTTGCAAAAAGCAGTGTAAATGCATACGTAGCAAGAGCGTTCTCTAATTGGTTACCTACTTTACGTTTAAATGAGGTAATTGTTTCTGACATAGACACCACAGGACAGCTTACAATTTCAATTTCTTATTTTCTACCAAATGATGAACAAGTTGAGACCTCTATAGGATTTGTAAGAATTTCAGGAAACCTACCAATTATTCAGGAGACAGCATGACAGAGGCATCTAGTAATCTACCAATTGCTATTGATTACACTAGTAGAGATTTTTACGCTTTACGTACAGACCTTATAGCTAGAGTAAAAGCAAACCTTCCTGCTTGGTCGGGCAATGACCCAGCTGACATTGGAGTTGCTATTATTGAAGCTGTTGCATACATGGGAGATATTGCAAACTATTATATAGATAGAGTTGCTAATGAATCTTTTTTACAAACCGCTACCCAACGATCAACCTTACTAGGATATGCTAAGAGTAAAGGGTATTCTGTTTCAGGCTATAAAGCCGCTACAACTACTTTGGTTTTTGGAAATTCAAAAACAAGCAGCCTAACTCTTCCAGCACAAACAGTAGTCTATGTAGATCTTTCCGTAAATGGAGGAATAAAGAGAGTAAAATTTACTACAGATGAAGCAGTGACTATTCCTGCAAGCACTGCTCTTGGAGATGCAACTGCTGGGTATAGTATCTATTCAGTTACTGCAACAGAAGGAATGCCGATTGGTAATGCAGGTGCTGGGTTAACTTTAGCTGAAACAGTAGATGGCATTTCTTATTACCCTATACGAGTGTCTGATACAACAGGGCAAATTGATCAAACCTATAAACTGGCTGACAATAATGTTATAGATGATTCTTTGCGTGTGTATATAAAATCAGGATCTACGTATGTAAAATGGACTAAAGTTTTGGATTTAACTTTATATGGAAAATCAGATAAAGTCTACACAACATTTATTGATGAAAACAACTATATTAATATCTCTTTTGGCGATGGTGTATCTGGATTAATTCCTTCATCGTCTAGTACTTTATGGGCGGCTTATAGTGTTGGAGATGGTATTTATGGAAATATGGCAGCAGGAACAATTCTTTCTACAGGTAGCCCTATTCAATACATTCCTAGTGGAACTCTTTCTGACTACACCCCTTACATAAGTTTAACTAATTCATTTGATTCTTTAGGCGGAGCTGATCCTGAAAGCAATGATTCTATTAGATACGCTGCTTCGGCTGTTGCTAAGACTTCTTTAAGAGCAGTTACTTTACAGGACTATGAAAGCATTGCACTAAGAACTTCAAATATTGGTAAAGTAAAAGCGTACTCTTCATCTTCATATTCTTCTGTGACACTTTATGTAGCTCCTAGAAGGCTCTCTACTTTACCTAGTGACTACTCTTTTGTAGGATCTGATATATACCCTGGGTATGATCTTTTAAATACATCAATAACAAATGAGATGACTGCTCTTAAATCTGATGTAGAAAAGTCATTAGTTGGATTTACTCAAATAGGTGTTACTACAACTGTAACTGAAGTGTTTTATACTCCCGTAAATTTAGCCTATTCGTATATTTTAGTAGATGGATATACAGATTCTGAAGTTTCAACTAGAATTAAAACCCAATTACTAGAAACTTATTCTTATAATAACTCTAAAATATCAGACTCTATATATTATGATGCTATTGTAAAAACAATCGTTTCTGTAGAAGGCGTTGCTTCTGCTAGCGTTACTATTCTTGATAGAAATTCTGGTACTAATAAAACTAATTTAGTTGGTACTCCTGGAGAAATATTTGTGTTTACTTCTAATAAAATTTCAGGAACAGTGGCTAATAGCTTTAGTCAGAGTGTTCTTGAAGGGCTATGGCTTTTGTATCACAGCACTACTATAACTTCTACTAGCTATGCTTTTGCATCAGGTGTTACTACCCTTACAACTACTGCTAACCATGGTTTATCTACTGGTGATAAAGTACGTTTAACAGGGTTTGCAAATAATTCTTATAATGCTACCTGGACGGTTGCTTCAGGTTCTGCCACAACGACATTAAAACTAACTACTACTGTTGATCTTGGAGCAACTGGCACGTTAACTGCTGCTGCTGTTCGTCAGGTAGCCACAGCAACTCCTGTTACTGAGCCTTTTGATTCTGCAGTACGCAGTTATCTATTTGCCACCAGTGGAGCCTATGGAGTTCTAGCACTGCCCGTATGTAATGATGGTGTAAGCACTATTACATTTGCTGGTGGAACTGTTGCAACAGGTACGCTATCTGGTCTTAAATCTGTTAATGTTGGTTATAACTATTTCTCATTAGTAGTTACAAACAATAATAGCAATATTAGAACAAACTACGACATAGTTGTAATAAGGTCGTAGTAAATGATCCATGATGATTATGGTAATCGTAGGTTTTACGGCATATACAGGGGCACTGTTGTAGACAATAATGATCCTTTAAATCAAGTAAGATTGAAAGTAAAAGTTCCACAAATTTTGTTTGATCAAGTAACCGATTGGGCATGGTCGGTTCAGCAGCCTGGTGTAATTAGAAACACTCCTAAAATTGGTGATGGAGTATGGGTTTCTTTTGAAGGAGGAGATCCCTCGTATCCTGTTTGGACCGGCTCATTTAAGGCTGCTCCTTATAACATGCAAGCAGGAACTACAACGGGTGGATCGGTAACAGTTACTTTTGATATACCATTTTCTTCTGGTACTACTCCTATAGTCACTGCTTCAGTACTTTCTACTAATGATAAACCAGAAATATTTGTATTAAATAGCGTTACTAATACTGGGTTTACTGGACAAGTCTGGTCATCAAGCGGAACAGTTTCACCTTATAATAACTTTGTTACAGCAACCGGTAGAACTATTCATTGGACAGCTGTCCAACTAACCCCATAATCCTTTACAAATTTAACTGTACTTTTTCTATACCCTTTAAGGACTAACAATGGCATCTGTATCTAAATACAAAAACTCTGCTTTACCAATGACTGGATTAGCGCTGTCTAACTCAACTATTCAGGTTGAGTGGAGTACTCCTTCTACTTATCCTGAAAAAACAGTTACTTTAACTAGCGGCTCTGGGTCTGGAACTACAATAACAGTTTCTAGTACAACAGATCTTGTAGTAAACCAAAAAGTAGAGGTAGTTAGTGGTACGGGTACTTTTGTCTTTGGAACTATTGTTACCTCAATTACTAGTTCAACAACATTTACAGTAAGTCAGCCTCCTAGCGTATCTTTAAGTGGAGCTACTATTTACGCGTATACTGAACCATACAAGGTTTTACGATTAGTTCGTAATCAGTATGCGTATTCTGAAACTCAGGAAGATGGTCAAATACTTTATGAATTTAATAACTCAGCTAATACAGGGTTAGAACCAATAGAAGTTTTTACTGATGGGGTTACTTCTAGTTTAAGTTCTATATCTTTAGTTTCTGGTCAGTATGCGTACTATAGTGTATGGCTTCTTGTTACTAACACATGGGTTTTGGCAGGAACTTGCACAGTTCTTTTGCCCAAAGATCATGGGTCTTATAATACTGATGGAGACCTTTTAAAATCTAATCATACTAAAATTATGGAATCTCTTCCTAGATTTTTAACTTCAACATCAAATACTGCTTTTGATGAAATAGACGCTTCATCTGATATTTACAAATTTTTTAAAGGAATTTCATTAACTTATGATGAGATTCTTACTTATGCAGATCTTACTATACGTTCATTGCCAGGTAAGTATACTTCTAATAATATGGTACTAAATGCTTTTAATGATTTAGGAATAAGGGTAACTTCAACATCGCCTACTTTTTATAAAAAAGCTTTAATAGGAAAAATAGAAAGTTTAAAACTTACAAAAGGAACTGCAAGTACTTTGGCTAATTTTGTAGAAACTTTTACAGGTTACAATACATCTGTAAGCGATAGTACGCAGCCCTCTAATCCTATAGGGTTAACTAACCTTTTACTTACAGCACAAGATAGCAGCTTTCATAAAGGTGGGATTGGTGGCTGGAAAAATGTGAGTGGGACTACTCTTACAGTAGAAGGTGGTAACGTTACTTTAACAGGTGTGTATGGATCAGGAACTACTCTTTTAGCAGATGATGTAACTGGACTAGTTGCTGGTCAAACCTTATTTATTGCTAGCGGTACAGGTGCTTTTTCCTCTACTACTGCTACTTCTATTTCTAGTATTGATGCTGCATCTAATACGTTTGTAGTTAGCACTGCGCCCACAACTACACTAGTAAATGCTACTGTAAGAGCATTATTTTTAGACATTCCAACAGCTGAAGATTACTCTGTAAAATCACCTTATAGACTAAAAGTTACTACTAACGCTACTTCTGGTATAAACTACAGACTGGGTCCTACAACTCAAACTACTTCTGTTTATGATTTTCCTAAATATGGAATTCCTATTAGTCCGGGTACTCAATATACTTTTAGTTTTTATTGTAAAGGCGGATCTTATAACCCTAGTATTCAACCATATATAGTGTGGGGGGATAAATATGGTAACCAAACTGGTACAGATACTGCTACAGCAATATCTACTTCATCTTCTTGGGCTAAGTATAGCTACTCTGTTACTTCTTCTGGGTATTACGTAACAGCCACAGACTACACTTTAGGGTCTTCTTCTACGGTAATAACTTTACCTGTTGGTCATGGCTTTAATACAACAGCAGGTACAAATAAAATTTGGTTAGAAAGTTTTGCTCTTCCTTTTGTTGGGGGGTACACTATTTCTGCGTTTACTTCTACAAGTATAACAATACCATTTGGAATAAACCCTGTTACGTTATCTACTGTAAGTAGCTCAGGAAATATATTTACGATTACTAGCGGTACTTTAAACGGCGTAACAATTGGTCAAACAATAACTATTTCTTCTGGAACTGGAACTTTAAACGGTACTACAACAGTAACAGGGATTACGGGTGCTAGTACATTTACAGTAAGCGCTGTTCCTACTGTTGCTTTAAGTGGGGCTACTATAACCTTTAGTTTCGATAAAAAAGTTACAGACTTTACTGTGTTTAAAGCTACTACTGCAGGAGTTAAAGAAGGTGTTGCTCAGTATGCTTTACTTGGGTTTAAACAAACAAGCGCAAGTGCTGTGGCTAATTACTATCTTGATTCTATTCAATTTAATGCCGGAGCAGTTAGTAACTTTATTGAGGCTAGAAGCGTGGATATCTACGTAGATCCTAATAAGTATAACTATTTAATTGATCCTACTTTTAACGCTTCTTCTTCTGGATGGTCTTCTTCTGGAACGTTTACTGCATTAGAGTATACCACTCTAACGGGACTGCCATACTCTAGCACAAGTAAAATGGGTAAAGTAGTTACAGGATCTTCTACTACAACTTCTTTTAACCCGGATTTAAAAACTGCAGTTCCTACTCCTATTACAATTAACAATACTTACTATACTTTTTCTATATACATTAAAGGTGATGCAGAGTATACTTTAAATCTTGCATTGACAGATGGAGTAAACACAAGCACACCTACTGTTATGGCTGTAACTACAGATTGGAAACGGTTTTCAACTACTCTTTATGTAACTTCTACTGCCACTGGACTAACCCCATATATCTACGGAACTCGCACTTCTGCCGCTACTTTTAGAGTAGACGATGCACAATTAGAAGAAGGTCAAACTCCATCAGATTATTTTGATGGCGGGTTTTACACCCAAGGTGCAAGATGGACAGGAGCTGCGGATGCGTCTAGCTCATACTTATACATAAATAAAGAACAAAAACTTTCTGAACTATCAGTTCATCTTGATGATTGGGTTCCTATAAACACTGTTTGGATGCTTCGGAGCCTTACAGGAATTGAAGCTATTGGAATTCCTTCAGCAACTAGTACAGACTCCACTGCCCCATACACTAGTAGCGGCGGTGGCGGGTCTAGAGGCACTACAGTGTTTGCATAGTGCTATACTATTATTTATGGATACTTTAATTTATATACTTATTTCAGGAATGGCAGTAGCCTATCTTGTTGAATTAATCACGGCACTTACAGATCGGTTTATTTCGTCTTGGATTTTAAAAGCGATTTTGCCTTTTCCACTTAGTGTGCTAAGCTTATACGTTCTAGGTATATTTGGATTACCAATAATAATTTATGGGTTAGCAGCGTCATGCATAGCCCTTGTTGTGGTATTCTTTGTAAACCGCCCAGTAACAAATCAGGTGATACCTGTACGTCGCTAAAATATGGAGCATAATGAACAAGGAAGAGCAATTCCGTCGTCTGTCTTTAGGACCTTCGGAACTTAAAGTACTATTAACCCTAGAATACTTTGCAGACAGCAAAGGGGTCGCTGACCCTACAATGAACATCTTAGAAGAAGTTACCGGCTATAGCCGTATGCAGATATCACGCTCGGTCAAAACTTTGATCAAAGAAAACTACATTGAAGTTAAGCGCTTAAAGCGTCTTGATGGTTTTAACCATCGTAATGTATACCAACTGCTTAGTAACACTAATGTTACAGTCACTTCCGCGTCGCAGAGCCATAGTAACGCCGATGTTACATCAATTACTAATAAAGCTTTAGTTATTAAGATAGATAAAGCATTAGATACTACGTATCTAATGGGAGAAGAGGAAAAAGTGGTTAATCGTTGGAAAGACGACGATGATGATCTTGCAGGTGTGGGATTGATCGAAGAACCTAAGACCGTACAAACCAAGAAAGCTTCTAAGCGCGAGCCTAAAACTAGGCACAGTCGTCCTATCGAAGAGTGGACTCCAGCCGATATGGCTACAGAGTTTTCGTACAGGGTCTACCAAGCACTGCCTGGCATACCTGGCGTAGTCAACACCCGTAACCTGTGGGGTGCGCTAGCTAAAAATCGTAAGCAGTTTGGCGTAACTGCCGTGCTTGAGTACGAAGTTCTAGAGAAATACTTCGCTGATAATCGCAACCTGACCTCGTTAAAACAGGCTCCAGCCTACGCACACGCTAAGTTTTTAACTTTTTTAACAAACAACATTCAGGCAGTAGCCTCAGACCTTGGTGTTGAAGATCTGCCAGAAGACATTCCGGTAATTGAGCCAAGGAACAACTACGTTTACGCAACCGATGGTCGCAGGTTTGACAATTCAATGCCCGGTAGGTTAGCATTAAAGCAATACGAAAAAAGGAAGGAACAAGCAAATGACGTATGATGTGTCTAAACTAAGTGGAGATAAGCGCCACACAATCGCAGTAAACTCAAACATTCCTCGTAGGTTTATAGGAATGGAACCAAATGATATCAAAGATATGATGGGAGCTTTTTCAAATGAAATTGAAGATTGGATTACTAATGTTCTTGAAGGCAATGTTATTAAACAACTTGGCGGTATCGGAGTTACTGGCGTTGGGCTGTTATTTGACGGTGGTCCTGGTCTAGGTAAAACTACTCACGCAGTAGTTACACTTATGGAATTGATCC